CAACAATCTTCTAACGTTAATTCTGTCTAACGGGCTTTCTCTAATCTGAAGTGTTTTGTTACCCCAAATTACAGTACCTACATCATTAAACGTTGCGATTGGGTTGATTCTACCTTGATAAAGAGTATCTCTATCTAACTGTGTAAGCCTACGTCTTGCTCTAACACCATTTACAATACCTCTTGTGTAACCCGCAGTTGCGAACCATGGGAATGAGATATTATCAGTAAGTGCTAAGTTACGACAAACTTCAGCTGTTGGCGGAATATAGATTTGTGTGTTAAACACGCTATCTCTAGTTAGTACCCATGGGTAGTAAGTTGCAGTGTAGTTAGAATCAATATCGGTAAATGACAGGTTATCAACCGCATCTTGTGGATAGATTAAGTTTTCCATAGATGTTGAAGATTGTAACAAATCAAAGTCAGGAGTTGTTACAATGTAGATTGAGTCCGCTCTATCAATTTCAACCATGTCGACTGCTGATTTAACCAAAGCCTCGTTGTTCAGAGTATCAATACCAGGAGTTGTCAACACGTTGATGTTGATGATTGCTGGATTACTGAAAGTATAGATACCTAACTTGTAAGCGTAATAGTCAGTGTTACCCCAATTTGTGGTATCATCTTCTACTGTGTATGGTTTAAAGAATCCCCAACCAGTTGCGTTTGGATATGGTTCACATCCAACTTGAGCACCTGATAAATAACCTGATTTACCTAATTGGAATTCATCACCGTTAGTTCTTCTTTCTCTATAGATGTCCCAACCATCGAAACCACCTGAAGCCAATACTGTGAATTTACGAGAGTAAGTTCTGTAGTATGGATTGTTTGGGTCAACTGGGTCACTTTGGAATGAAGCGTCACCAACTTCGAAAGCTGGAGTCCCTGATGTAGAATAAATCGAAGAGATATTCACTACAGTAGCACCACTATCCATGTGGAAACCTTTAGTTAAATAAGTCCAGTTATTGAACACTTCTTCAGTACAAGAAAGTCCTGTTGTAGGATTTTGTTTACCTTTGTATTCGAAGAAATCTGAATCCCATCCTAATGATGTTGCAAATCCTAAGTATGCTCTTCTAACATTTTCACCATTACTTACGGTTGAATTGTCGTTACCTAAAGAATTTCCAAAAGGAGGATTCCAAATAACTTCACCAGGGAAGTCATATTTCGTTTTATAAATTGGGAATACTTCTGCTTTTTGTTGAGATGAATCATAAGTACGTACCAAGTATCCTTCAAAACCACAAGGAAGAGAATCAGACGGTGCATCTGAATTAACTTCTAACATAATGTATTTCGAAAGAATTGCGTACTCACCGTCAGCGGTACCAATTTTCTTAGCAACATAATTATTTAGACTTGGGTCCATAGAACAATTAGTGTATTTTTCAATCACCACAGGATTAGCATCTGTATCAAAATAATCTCTAACTAATACATCAAAAGTGCCGTTATCAAATGACATATTTGCAATAGATACTTTAACGTCTTTGTTAGAAGAGTTACCATCTGAAATTGTGATATAACGGAATAGTTGATACACAGTATTACCACGTAATTCAGATACAATCCAAGGAGAATATGCTGTTTGATACTTTTCTAAGTAGTTACCTAAAGAATTGGCATCATTTGATTCAGCTTTGTCTCTAGCGATTACTGAAGAGTTAAGTCCTCTGATATAACCTTTGTTGTAACCATAATATAACAAGGCTGGGAACTTCTCCTCAACAAAAACCGGAACGTCTGTTCTATTTTTATCAAAGTTTGAAACACCAAGTACTTTACTGATAAAGTTTGTATTAGCGTCATCAAGAGCTACTGCAAAACTTGTATTAGTATTTTGGAAATCTACAACATCAACTCCAAAAGTTGCGTAAGGGTTCTTGAGTGCGTCAGAGTAACTTCCTGTTGACATATCTAAAGTAACATCTGAAGTACCTGTAACTTGGAAATTAGTACCATGTTGTGTACTAGAGAAATTACTAATACCTCTTGAACGAAGAGTTGCAACTACTAAATTGTTAAACTCAGTATATGAAGTTGCGTTATAGGTATAATATGTACCTGAAATAGTTCCTACGCCAGTACCTGAATTATACGCACTAAAGGTTGTAAAGAATGAGAATCCTGTGTAGTTATCTCCTCCAGTTGCTGTCTGAGCAAATGCTGAATAGTACCAAGGGTCATTATTCGAATCAGAAGCTGTCCATCCTGAAATTGCATTATCATCAATTCCATAAGCGTTTGTTGCGTCACCTCTACCAGTTGCTGCGTTTGTATACTGAGCAGTTGGTATAACTCCCCAAAAACTAACATAAGTTCCAAAAGACCCACCACCATTAACATCTAAGGCCATGGTTCTAATAAAAGTGTTAAGGTCATCCGCAATTGAAGATGTACTGCCGTCAAACTTAGTATAGGTTGCACCTGAAATGTCGCTC